GTGAAGTAATGAATTTATCTAATAAAGCACTTGAAACTTTAAACAAAACAACTACTCAAACTGCAACTAATAGTGCGGCCTCATTAGACCAATTAAAAACTTTAAACACTAATACTTTGGCAATGAAAGAATTGACTCGTAGGATTGAAGCATTGACTAGAGCAACATATGAAGGTGGTGGTAGAGTTGTAATTGATGGTAAAACGATAGCAAATGCAGCTTCTAGATATGTTGATAATACGCAAGGAACTAATCCAAATAGTTTTACTCAAATATTTAGAGGAGAAACTACTACATACGGATAATAATAATACATTCATAAATTTTTAATAAAGATATTTATAGTAAATAGTACACTATAAATGGCAACACTTCAAGACCTTTTTAAAAAGCAAAAATCTGACCTATATAGTACGGATAAAATTCGTATTGATTCATTGGGTTTAATCAATCCACCAAGAGGAGCAGCATTACTTACATCATCGCCAAACGCATTAGCAGACCTCATAGGTAACCAAGTTGGTGGATTACTGAAAGGTTCAGCAAATAGACCTTCAGATACTATTTTTAAAAGTGATGGGGTTTTATCTAAACCTATTTCATTATTTAAAACACAACAGCAATTAAAAGATGCAATACAATCGGGTGAAGTATATTTTGTAAAAGATAATCCGGCACCTGCATCCCTATTTGCTAAATATAAACAAGGTGCAAATTCACCTACGGATATGGCTATGAATTTAGCCAAAGATGCATTAAATAATATTGGTGGTAAAAAGGGTAAAGCTAATGCATTAAAAGAAGCTTTAAAAAAGAAAAATGAAGAGGGGCAAGGATATGGTACTAAGTATAAAAGATTGGATATTGGAACAAAACCTTTAACCGAAGAACATAAATTTACAAAATGGTATCCAAAATATACTGAAATAACAGATGAAACTACGGGTATAAAATCTTATGCACAAACTGCATTAGGAGAAAGAACAACCAATAACATGACATGGGATTCTGCAAATAGTGGAATACAAGGACTTGATATATTTCCATCACAAGATGTGTTTGATACATCATTTAAATATTATAAATATGCAAACCAAGTTTGGATTGGATTTAAAAAGTATGGTACAAATGAAATTGTTCCATTTGTTGGTAGTATTAGTGGTATAGCGGAAGATGTTACACCGGAATGGAGTGATTATAAATATGTTGGTTCTCCATTTAAAATTTATAAATATACAGGAGTAGAACGTAGTTTAAAATTTGATTTAAAATTATATTACACAAATGAAATAGAAAAAAATATAATGGTTAAAAAAATTAATTTTTTAAAATCACTTGCATTTCCATTTGATGATGTAGTTAAAGTTGAGTATCCTGGACTATCATCAGATAATAGTCCAATGGTAATTTCTCCAAATTTATTAGAATTAACAATTACAGGATTATATAAAAATTTATTAGGTATAATAGAAACATTAAGTTTTTCTATTGAAGATAATACTACCTGGTCTAATTTTGATTCTAATATGGAAGGTGATTTTTCAAAAAATGAATTATATCCAAGTATAATAAGCGTAAATGTTGGTATGAAAATAATTGAAAACCATAAAGTGGATAAAGGAACTGTTACTAAATACAAATACAATTTTGATGGAATGAATGATGATAAGAATTCAAAATACATTGAAACAACTAAAGAAACTAAATAATGGCAAATAGATACGCATATAGTAAAGTTATACAATCAAATGAAACTAAAAAGCAATATTTAGAATCAACTATATATCCAAAAATAAAAGCAAACGATAATGATTTTTATATCATTTCAGAAGCCGGAGATAGATTGGATTTATTAGCAAATAAATATTATAATGATAAAACCAAATGGTGGATTATAGCAACTGCTAACAATATAAATGATGCAACATTTTATGTAGAACCTGGTATACAATTAAGAATACCATCTGATGTAAATGCAGTTATGAATAGTTTAGAAAAATTAAATAAATAAAGTTATGTTCCCATATCTAGCTCCCGTAAAAGACTGGACTGTTGAAGTTTTTAATGATAGAGAAGCTAATCCTATTGATGATAATTTACTAATACCTTGGATGATATTAACATCCGGTGCTAAAGTATTAAAAACTAAAGTAGCAAGTGATTCTAAAACGGCAGCTGCTGATTATGAATCATTAATATCAAACAGTGATTCTATTGAACAATATTCCGGATGTATTATAAAAAATAATACAACACCTGAATTAAATTATCAATTAAATGAAACAATTGTAGGATTTGATTTTAATGGTAAGCCAATAAAAGTTGATGGTGAAAAAAATAGAAGAATCTCTACTCCAATAATTGAATCAGTTGAAGTAACAACCGATGGTGCAAACAATACTTTAAAAACAGCAAAAATAAATGTTAGATGTTTTTCATTAAAACAATATGAAATGTTTGAATTGTTTTTTTGTAAGCCAGGTATGAATTTACTATTGGAATGGGGTAATAATATTTTAAGTAGAAAAAATTATTCCGATTCTAAAGATGCAGAAAGACCAAAGGCAGCTACCGATGTAACATCATTATTAGTTCCTAAAAATGATTATGATACATATAAACAAAATTTTTCAAATTATTATAGAGTTAATAATGAAACATTTAGAACTTATATGAATAATGTTGAAGCATCTAGAGGTACATACGATTTAGTAGCCGGTAAAGTAACTGATTATAGTTTTTCAATAGATAATGGAACTTATACAGTTATGATTGAAATCTCACAAGGAAATCAAATGACATTGGCAATTCCTGTAAATACAACAGAACCATCCTCAACTGTTAAAGGACAGAATAAAAATATTAAAAATGGTATAGACCAGTGGACTTTGGAATTATGTGCAAATTTGGGTATAGATTATAATAATTTTAAAAAAATAATTGGAAAAGAATGGGAAAATGATTTTTATAATTGGGGAAAGGTAAGTGAAGATAAAAAAGATGAAGGAAGTTCTAAAGATGCATATGTTAGTTTAAGATTTATATTAAAGATATTATTAAATTATATGTTATACAAAGATGGTAGCTTTGTAAGACAGGATTGGGAACTTACATTACCTACATACGATAATAAATCAACGGGCAAACCTATTGAATGTATACCATTTAGATTTCATAAAAATATGATTTCATCTTCTCCGGAAATAATATTTCCAAATGAAGATTTACCTAACATTATTGGAGCTAAAGATAAAGTTGAAATAATAGTAGACCCTAAAAACCGAGTAAATGGTAGAATAAATGGATATTCTATATTAGAAAACACACCATTATCATTAAAAAGAGGAAGTGGTGTTATCAATATAAATGCAGCAAATCCAAATACACCTGATATTAAAAATGGTAATGCATTGAATATATTTATAAATTATAAAAATGTAGCAGAAATTTGGAAAAAATCATATACTAGAATAGATTTTTTAAAATCAATATTAGCTATTTTAAATTCAAATACATATGGTTTAGCTAGATTTCAATATATACCACAAGTTACAGGTGGTAAAGCAACTATTGTAGATATAAAATCAACGGGCGAAGCGGATACCGGTACACAACCATATAGATTTAAAGTTAATGGTATTAATTCAATTGTAAGAGATTTTAGTTTTAATTTTGAAATGAGTAATTTAATTGCAGGTAGAACTGTATTTAATGCTCAAAAATTTTTAATAGAAGCTCTTAAAAAAGTACCAGCTGGTTCAAAAACAAAAATAGATTTACCACCAGATGCTTATAAAAGTTATGATAATTCTATGTTTGGGAATGCGGATGGGTGGTATTCAATAAATGTAATAGATTTAGAAGCTCTTAAAAAAACATTCAAAGATGCACAGGATAGTAATACAACTGCTCCTACACCAGATGATAAAAAAACAGATGAAGCTAAAACCCTTGCAGAAGCTATAAAAGCAAAATCAATTAAATTCAAAGAAGCTGGAAAAAAAGATTTAAAAATATTAATATTTAATGATGTAGATTTTATTACAAAATTAGTAACATCAGTTGATAATGAAAAAAGTACATTAACACCAATAGATGTTAGTTTGACAATAAATGGATTATCAGGATTAAGTTGTGGTGAATATTTTAAATTAGAAGGTGTTCCTGAAATGTATAATAAAATTGGTGTATTCCAAATTACAAATACATCACATACTATTGATAACGATGGTTGGGTAACTAAAATTGATGCAGGATTTAGAATAAATAAAAAATAGTAAAATGTATAGAGACATAGCAAAAAATTTAGATACATTTGATATAATATTGCCAGATACAATAG